TGGGGGCGTCATCCATATTAAAAGAGGTGAGTCCATGCAAAGAGCCATTAGAGCCTCTCCCCCCTACCGTCCCTGAAATGTCATATGGATCACACCCAAAACATCCCAACTGAAGATTGCCGGGGTGGCGAACACCATTCTTCATGACATGGGCATTCTGTAGCTCCCCCCTGGGAGTCCATGATAGCAGGAATCTCCCCCTGGGGCTGGGAGTCCATACCACCCGGGTATCTTTCTCGCCATTATGCCAATGGAACCCTCCCTGTGTCGTTAGGCGCCCTGCCACTCTGGCATCATTATAATCTATCTGCTGGTAAAGTTTCGTGAGGTTAAATATCGAAGACTTGCTTTCATCGCGGAAAGCATGGGACTCGGAACGGGGAAACTGGCGGTAGAACTCATTCAGGGCATCGGGATCACCTTTTAATGACTCCACCTCATTATCCCAGTAATTTATCACTGACTGAAATATCCACTCCCCATCGAGACCTTTAATGGGATCATCGGGGGTCTTCAGTACCGGCCACCCATAGACATTCATGTATCCCTCGAAATTCCATTCCATAGGAATAAATAAAGAATATAACCCCGATTTCGTCTGCCCATTGGCATTGCGCCGTGCGGGATCGGAGTCATCATAAAGCCTCTTAAAATTAGCCCCTCCTTTATCTAAAGCATTAGATGTAGATCCCATCAGGCATTTTCCCACGACACGACTTCCTAGCCGCAGGCACGTCTTCGTTACCCTCCAGTTATTGAGGATATTATCAGGGCGGTCCCATTTGCCGCTATTTAGGCTTATTGTAAAGTCGCTGAGTATTAACTTGCGCTCATCATCTGTATCGCCATCTACTTGTATTCCTACATATTTCCCCCTCCCAATTTTCTCAATCGACATACCACACCTTCTATTGGTATAATAAGGGGCATATTTCCTAAAAGACTTTTTCGCAGTAAGGATAGGAATTTTTCCCAGCTCACCAGAGATGTTAACAATATAAACATCGGTGAGATAATTTGATGTTTTGTGCAACACCGAAGAGCAGGACAGGCCACAGGAAAGCGAGAGGAACCTGATCTGGTCAATCAACTCCTTTC